AAAATATCATAGCCACTAGTGTCAGCAGACTTCTTAGCAGCTTCGAGATAAGCCTTCTTTTTAGCTGGGTCTTTAGTCTGTTGGGCTAGTTTTACTAGATTATCAGACTGCTCGTTTCTGCTGGTCAAAGTTCCTTGTCTAGTCTTGGCAGTAGCAGGGTCAATAGTGCTAAGTGCTGTCCCTAGAGTATTGCCAAACTTTTGTGTAGACGAAGTTAAAAAGTCTCCAACATTTCTCAGTAAGCTCTTAGGTTTTTCTGCCCGTGCAGTATTAACATTAGGCTCTTGCTGAACCGTAGGAGTAAAGACAGGAGCTTTAACAGTTGAAAGGTGGTCAATAATTTGCTGTTTAGAAGCACCTGCACTCAAAGCACCGGCAACATCAAAGTGCCTAGTCTTGGTTAAGTAACCAATTATCTGGTCTTCGCTTGCTCCTGCTTTTTTAGCTGCGTTTACATCAAATGCCATACTATTTATCTTTATCAAATTGACTTAGGTCTAACGTCTTGCCAGTAGCAGTCTTAATGAGGTTACCAGCATTGTTCTGAGCAGACTGATAATTGGTTAAATTATTATTAAGAGCAGTTCTTAATTGCTGTAATTTATACAAAGCATTTTCTGGAGTATCGGTTATGGTAGACAAAATCTTTTTATATTTTTCCTCGTCTTCTTTTCTCAAGACACCACCTTCAAGAGCCTTACCCACCACCTGTCTAACTCTGTCAATATCAGATTGCACTTGCTTGGCTTTCGAGTAAGGGTTTAGTGCAGCCAAACCCTTAATTGGACCAATATACTGCAAGTTGTCTTGCATCTTCTGCTCTAGGTCATCTAAGCTAGAAAGAGCTGACTCAATTTGAGTTATTTCTTTAATAGCTGAGTCTGAAAGTGGCTTAGCCTTTGTAAAAACAGAAGCATCTAAACCAGCTCTGGTCACTTCATCAATAATCTGCTTTCTCTTAGTGGCTGTTACCTGACTAAGTAGAGCTGGGTTATCATAATAAGCCTGTGTTTCTTTAGACAAAGACGACTTATTACTAGTTCCGCCAGAGCCACTACCCGAACCACTTCCTTTAGCAACTGATTTTCCGATAGTCTCGCCAGTCTTCTTGTTGTAGAGTTGTCCTGTCTTGCTGTTTACAGCGAACTCACTAGGAGCTAAGAAAGAACCAGCCGCTAAGATAGCTTCCTGCTCGTCTTTACTAGCCATAATCTGTTTAAGAGTTTGTGCGTCAGCTCCGTTCTTAGAAGCAGCAATCATTACATCATTAATCTTAGACTTAACAGCTTTTTCAGCAGTGACTTGTTCTTTTTGAGCTTCAATAGTAGCTAGTAGCTGGTCAGCTCGTTTCTTTTCTGAAGCGTCAAAGGTATCGTAAGCTCTTTCAAGTTGCATTTTCTTGAGTTCAAGTTCTTGTTCAAGAGGAGCGTATTGGAATTTGATAGTGTCTTCAGCAGTCTGTTTAGCAGTAGAGATATTGCCTTGTATAGCTTGAGCGATAGACGATAGCGTGCCTGTTTCAATGCCTTTCTGTCTTACTAACTTGTCTTCAGTTCCACCAATAATCCTTGAGTTGATAGCCTTATTCCTATTTTGTTCTATTAATGAGTTAAATTCACCAGTCTTAGCCGCTAATTGAGCGTTTACATCGGAAAGTTGCTTGGTCATATCATTGACCCCTAGAGAAGCTTGGAGGTCTGCTTGTGCCTTACCTTTGCCACTAATTTGAGCTACTAGGTCGTTGAAGGCTTTCTCACTGCTAGATAGAGTTGATTGGTCGGTAGCTTTTTGTGCTTCCTGTTGAGCTTGTAAGTCCTTGAGAGCTTGTGCCTGACCAAGTCCAAGACCCTTAGCAAAGGCTTCATCGTAAGCTTGAGTAGAATTAATAGCAGGAGGGATTGTGCTACTGGAGGTTAGGTTGCTGGTAGATAGTTGATTTGGGATAGTAGTGCCAACACCAGCCTTGTATAGACCAACGCCAGTGGTAGGCTGAATAGTAGGTGCAGCAATTTCTTTTCCGCCAAGAGTTGCGTATTTTTGCAGAGCTGGCAAATCTAAAATCTTAGCATTTGTGTCTGCTTGGTAATAACTTCCGTCTTTTTTATAAAAATCGTTTGCCATATTTTAAATTATCCCCAAACCTCCCAAAGATATGTAACCGCTACGCTGTCAGCTGTCCAATCGATAGTAAAGCCGTCAGCGTCAAAGGAAACAAAGCTTGCAAGGGTATTAGTAGATAGGGAGTTATCCCAAATAGTAATTATTGATGAGCTAGTGCCACTTCCAGTATGAGAGCCGCCGTTCGTGTAGTTGAACAGGCATTCAGTAGTAGAGCCTTTTTGCGTTCCGATGCTGTTGGAATTGTAGTTTCCAGACGGATAGGCAGTTATTTTTAGAACTGTTGGCTGAAAACCACAGCCAGTAAAGCTTTCGTTGCTAGTTCCACCTCCAGCTCCGTGCGTTCCACGACCCGAAAAATAGTTCAATGCACTAGCTCCTAAGTTTGAGTAAGTCCAAGCATTATTCACATAAACATACAATCTTTGAGTAGAACCGTTTTTGTAAATGTAATAACATTCGGATAGCTTCTTAGGAATATAGGTCGGGATAGTGTCGTTAGTGAGGGCAATATTCTTCAAATCATTAATGTATCTGTCATTTAAAAAATCTTCATTTTGCTTAGAAATGCTGATGTCAATTTCTGTAAAATCTTGTCCTCCTTTTTTATCTTCCATACACTTAGAATAGCATAATATTTTGAATACTCAAAGGCATAGCATTAGCATTTCCTCTAATGGTAATTTCCAAATACATTTTATCGCCTAAGAAATTAGTTTGGAAACGGATTGGCTTACTGAGGTCGCTGGCACTGATAGTCTTCTGTTGTTGTTTCTTTAATTGCCAAACACGACAGTTGGAACTAGAAGCAGAACTGTTAGTTAGGGCTGGGGAAACTGTCCAAACTTCTGAACTAGTCCCTGCGTCTGCAATAGAGGTAATGAAAGTTCTTTGACCAGCATTAGCACCGCTAGTAAATTCAATCTCCTGACCGACTGTGGCTGGTCTAGTCGCTCCAGCAGTATTAGCACAAGTGGTCGTAGTATTGGTAGCCACTTGACCAAGACCGATTAGACCATAGTTTCCATTTCCCACTGATACAGTGATGTCTCCAACATAGGTCGTATCTAGGGCATAATAGGTTTTAGAGGTGTATTTAAGGTTGAGCCAAACTTCACCAATCTTTTGTTCCTCTTTAAAGTCAATAAACTCTACCACGCTCCGAGTTACAGAAGATGAGCTATTCGGGGTAAAGAAAGTCAGGTTATTTAGAGCCTCGCCAGCACCAATATCAATCTCACTGTTGTTAGGGTAGGAATAAATGCAGTATGGGTAGCCATAATCAGTAGATAGTGATTTGCATTTGAAAAATGTAAGACCAGTCTTTTTGTTGAAGACCATTACTGAATTGTTGTCCCTATTTTTGCCGTGATTACCCGTGACATAGGCAAAGTAAAAAATATCATTAAGTATGACAATTCCATTGTGTGAATAAGTATTACCGCCCTTTGTCGAGCTTAAATAGTCTGGCACTGCTATTAGCTTCTGAATATTACGCCCGTCAGTATAAGTAACTACGCCGTCAGCTAAATAAACCCAGCCAGTTCCGTAAGGCTTTAGGCTGTTAGGCTGTTTATCGATAGGGGTTATTTCGTTCCAGCCGTCTGTATGTCCGTCCGAAAGTAATAGATAAGCTCTGTTCTGATTGTCATAAGCACTGACTAGGATAAGACTGCCATTGACACTAAGAGTCACGCCTTGAAAAGTGACTGGAAGCTGTTTATAGGTTTGGTCAATAGTTGTTTCATCAGTAGCAAGTAGAGCGATATAATTTCCGTTTAAAATCATATACTGGTCGCCGTATTGCTGGATTGGTCTTTGCCAATCTTCTTGAGTTGCTAATTGACCTTGGAAAGTAGGGATTGTAACGCCTGTATTAAGGTTAAATTTGTCATAAACAAAAGCAATAAATTCATCATTAGCGGTGTTAGCGGTAGAGCCAATAGCTGTGAAATTAAGGGTGTCATTAGTAGAATTAGTGGTAGTGATTGAAGTGACAGTGTATTGAGAACCAGTTACAAGGTTAGTAACCTTATTGTTAGGGGCTGAAGTTGTGATGCCAAGCGTGGAAAAGTTCCTGCCAGCATTATCAACAATAGAAGTTGTAGATGAACCAGTCTTAACTAGACCTCTATACATAACCCCTGTATGCAGTTTGGAAGTCCATAAAACATTACCAGAGGGCAACTGAAAGAGGTCAGGCTTATAAGATGACCTAAATGTCCCACTTGAAGCAGAGCCGCCAATACGACCCCTGTAAACACCACCAGCTCCTACTGTTCCTCTACCGCTGGTGTAGATATAACCAATGTCATTAATCATCAACTTATAGCCAAATGTTTCAGCTGATAAATTAGAGCTGGTGAGGGGCATTAAAACAGTCATCGCTACGCAGTTAAAGCCCGTAAAGTTAGTCGTGGAAGAATTTAAAAGCTCATTAGTAAAGTAATTCTCATCTAATGAATATAAGCCGCTTTCTTTTTCAGGACTAAAACCGTCTAGGTAATACATACCCCCGTCGTCTGTCATTCCGCTAAATTTATCGATTGAAAATAAAGGTTTGGCTATCATATTGAGTCGTTAGTCCAAGAACCGCTAGGCTTGGTATCATTTGAATAAGAGGAGCTTGGTTTTGTGTCATTTGTGTAGCTACCTGCACTAGGCTTCGTATCGTTAGAATATCTATGACCACCTAAGATTATATCAATACCCGTAAGAATAAATTGACCAGTCCCCATTATAATCCTAGTGACAGTCCCCGTTAAGACATTGATAGCGTTGCCAGTTAGACTAAATGAGCCTGTTCCCATTGAAATATGCAAATTCTTAACAATGTTGATAGCTGAACCTGTCAAAGTAAATGCTCCTGTTCCGCAAGTTACAGTATAGTCTGTGCTGATTGACCCTATCCTAGCAGTTCCGACTGGAGAACTATCAGTATTGCTGTAAGTTACAACTATTGAGGTCGCTGTGAGCATATCAGCACCAACATAACCGTTAGAGCCTGAGTCGGCGGTGACAGCGGTGTCGTAAGTTATCACGCTACCAGATAGAGAGCCTGTATTGACATTTAAGACTGTGCCTCCAGTGATACCTGAGAAGAAAAATGTGGTGGAGCTAAGGAGTCTAACTTGGATTTCATTAACACTTATGGCTGCCGAATACTTAGTTCCAATAGTGATGACATCGCCACTTGCCACTGTCCCCACATTGCCTGAAACAAGGGCAGCAGTATTATCGGTGTAAGCAACTAGGAAATGAGTAGAGTCAATAGTGCAAACACCAATCGAGTTAGAATTATCTGCTAAGACCGACACGACAGAACCAAAAGTAATGGTTGTTCCACCTGAAACCACACCAACAATAGACTTAACATACTCATTACTCGCCCCCTTAAAGATAACTGCGAAATGAGCGGAGTCTAATACAGCTATCTTAGAGCCGTTAATGTCAGTGGAGTTAAAAGCTACTCTTGTCCCGAAAGTAATGACATCGGTAGAGGAAATAGTCCCTACAATCGCACTCCCGTCGGTATTAGTGACATCGTCATAACTCACTACTAGATGAGTGGAGTCTAATAATTTAATGTCAGGATTATTGATAGTTCCAGCAGCAAAAGTATATTCAGAGCCAAATGTTATGACATCTCCGCTTGCGACAGTCGCAATCATCGCCTTTCCCTTTCCGCTATCTCCTGTATCCCTAAAAGCAACAGCAAAGTGAGTGCTATCAATTTTGCATACTGCTGGATTTCTAGTGTCAGCAGCGTTGAAGGTTACGATTGAGCCATATGTGACAGTTGAGCCAGAAACAGTCCCAACAACACACTTACCTTGGTCGCTATCGTTGGTGTCACGCCAAGTCACAACAAAGTGAGTGGAGTCAAGCATACAAGACTGGTTATAAAGTGCTTGCGCTCCGCCACCGGGGGTTGTATATGTCTGTTTTGCACCAAAAGTCAATGCCATACTAAGCAATAGTCAATACTCCAGTTGAGCCGTCGAAATCTAAGAGTAAGGTTTCGCCGTTAGACATAGTGACTGCTGACGGAAGAGTATAATAAGCGATTAATTTATCGCCAGTAGAGGCATCATCGTAGATATAGACATATTGAAATGGACCGACTGAGCCAGAAGCGGTTAAGGTAAGGTCAGACAATACTAGTTTATAAGTTCCGCTAGTCTGAGAAGATGAGGAAACAGTCAAAACCCTACTAGAAAGGTTAGTGTATGAAATCTGAGTTAGGTCGGCTAGTTCGTCCCAAGTAGATGTGTGAGCTGTGTTGGTTAGAGCAATGGTTAAACCAGTGCCAGCAAGATTAATTAATCCCTCAGCCAAGTTCTCAACAAATGAGTCAATTTTTGTATAAGTTGCCATATTTTATTTAAAGGTTTGCCTAGCTCTATTAATGGTAGGCTTAATGTCTTTCCACCTTTTGTTATAATATTTTTTAATATTGTCCTCTAATTTCAAATAATCCTGAATATAAACAGCTAGTGTCGGGCTGTTAGGTTGTTTAACCTTGAGCCAATCAATAGCCATACCTAATGGAATAATCTGGTGATAAGGGGAAGCAAAGCCGGGGGTCTTAGTAGTGTCAGAAGTGGCAAAGTCTGATGAAGCTCGGTCGAAATAGACCTTCAGTGATGAGTCTTGGGTGTAGTCAGGAGCAGGGAATAGCTCAATCGTATTTCCGATTAAGCGGTAATATTTAGGCTGTCCGTTAGTCTTCATAAACTCATCAACAGCCTCACTTACCAGCATTTCCTTAGTGATTGGTGTCAGTGAATACCACAAACCATAAACGTCTAAAAACTCTACACGCTGAACAGTCAGAGCAGTTGATGGAATAGAGTATTTAGCAGTTCCACTAGTGATGTTGGTTGTTGCTTGTGGCAAGTCAGTCTGGTTTCCGTCATCATAAGACCAATTACCATTAGACATAAAGATTGTATGCCAAACCTTATGACCGTTATTATTAGCCAAGACAGTAAATTCTTTAAGTTTAGTTGTGTCACCAGATACGGTGGTATAACCAAGGTCCGTCAGCCTCTCAGCCTCTTGGATTATACCTGTATTGTTACTTGCGTCTGAAAATTGCATAAAATTAATTTAAAGCTCTCATTATTTCTTTCTCAGCTACTTCATCGCTCAAACCATTGACAGCAGAAACGCAAACATATTTTCCGTTTAGTTGTCCATAGTATGCTTTTTCATTGCCAGCAGAATATTGCAACTTCTTCCTATCATCAAATATAATTGGCAAATCTTTGTCGTAAAAAATAATTTCAAACATATAAATATTATAGCACAATATCTACAACTCAAACAGTCCTGTAATTATTTTAGTGGCTTCTTTTGTGAACATAGTATTTTAGTTGTAGAGACACCTTTTGTATAAGGCAGGTATTTCATTTTTATATTATACTTTTTCAAGAAATATTCAGTTAGACCCATTTGTTTCATTAGAGCCTCACCAGTCCAATCATCTCCGTGAATTATGTAGTTAGGCTTAACTCTTTTGATTGCTATTGTTGAGTCTTTTCCTCCAGTGTTAATAACTACTCCATCTACGCACCTCAACTCACCTATAACAGTCAATCTATCCCTCAATGACATTAAAGGCTTCCTCTTGTATTGGGTAGCGAATTCATCTGTATTAACAGAAACAACAACCTTTCCTAACCTCTTAGCTCTTTTAAATAGATTGATATGACCAGAGTGCAAACAATCAAATGTCCCTCCGATATAGCTAATTTTTGACATACATTACATTGCTTAGTTTTTTATGTCTGCACTTAGTGACCAGTTCCTCTATTAACTGCCCGTCAGACTCTTGGTTTTTAGTGCCAAAATGGCTCACCAGCGACTTTTTAACAACAAAGCCACCAACATCAATATAACCGACCTTTGGGCAAACAGACACCATTAAATAGTCAGCTCTGTCGTGTATCCAGTCACAATAAACCAAGTCATAGTCAGTCATTTGTTGCGACATTTTATCTACAAAGTTAGGCGTATAGTAAGCGTCATCAGCTGGAAAACAGAGGTATTCGCCATTAGCAAGGGTTATCCCCAATTCTTTAACAGAATATCCCCAATCGTTAAACCTATCACAAGGAAAGTATTTTATTCTCTTGTCTATGCTAGAAACATCATTAATTCTTTCCTCGCTTTCGTCCATAACTAAAAGCTCCCAATCACCGTTAGTCTGGCATATCAAAGAGTATGCTAAAAGCTTCAGGTGATTGGGTCTATTGTAGGCTGAGCAGATGAAAGAAATCACATTATTTAGCTTCTTCATTTTTATCGTTCCTATGCTTCCAATTATGCTTAAACTCTTCTAAGGCGTTGCCAATTTCAATATTCCACTCTAGTGTTTCTTTATCTTGTGAAACCTTAGAAACATATTCATATTCCTCTAATTTCTCTTTAGCAATCAACTTATCAACAAGAGGTCTGGCACGCTCCATAACCCTTTCAGAATTAGCCATATTCTTATTAAAACGAGCTTCCAAGTCCTTTCCCTTAACCTCAACTTCACGCAATTCGGCAATAATCTTTTCTTGGTCAATATTAATAGTGGTGTTCTGACCCAACTTATCAATAGTCTTTTGGTCTGTAATCTTAATTTTTCTCATATAGTGTTTTGTAGGCTTCCTCCCAGAGATGAGCCTTATCTTTGATATTATAATTTTTAATTACATATTCACGGGCTTTCTTACCCATTGAACGCCTCAATTCTTTGTCATTTATTAGCAAATTAATCTCTTTGAGCCAATCATCAGCGTTATCACCTTTCACATACCTCCCATTAGTGCCATCAATGTCGTTCTCGTAAGGGTCGCCACTAAACCTAGATACTATACAAGGTATTTCAAGCATTGAAGCTTCTAAGAACTTAACATTTGACTTAGCCCTGTTGAAGTAAGACTCTCTACGAGGGATTAATAGAATATCTAATCTTAGCTCATTTAGTGTGGTGAAGTATTCTACCATCTCTTTCCAAGGCACTAACTCTAGTTTGGTTAGCTTGTCCCAAAAAGCATACTCTCTTTGATGAACTTCATTAACCTTTGGATTTTCTTTTCTTAGCTTCTTGGTATGGAGACCAAACATAACTAACTGCACATCATCTCTATCGTGTAGCTGCTCTATTACAGGCTTAATAATATCAAAATCGTGATAGTAGGCAGTTGAACCGACAATACCTATTCTAACCTTTTTACTATCGTGTGGGTTAGTTGGGTCTAAATTATAAGGATACTTCATAATTTTATTTTACCTTTATCATAGGCTATGTGACATTTAGTGCAAAGCCTTACCCAATCAGATAACTCTCTTTTATATGAATGGCTTATGTTAGCCCACTCGTATTTTTTTGCTGTCACTGATTGACAAAGTGCACAATGCATTGGTCTTCCTAATTCCTTTCTTATCCAATCGTGAATGCCCCAATAACCAACATTATCACCTTTCCAATTGTATGACTTTTCTCCAGATATTTCTGGACATTTCTTACCCTTATTCCAAGGTATTTTTCCCATTAATGATTTAGCTCTTTTAGCTATTGTTTCTAGGGACTGCTTCCTGCCTTTACCAGCATCACTTATCTTTTTTCTTGTTTGAGCACTTCTTATTTTACCTTTATTAAAATGTTCCATACTCGATTTAATTAATCATTACGCAAGGGAATTTCGTCCCAATCATCTTCATTGATGCAGTTAGGTAGGACTATAACATTAGGATTGTATTCACGATATTCCTTAGCCAGAAACTCGGTAGAACAGGTGACTAGGTCTGAGTTCCTTATAAAGTTATTGATGAGATTATTCTTGTAATCGACATTTTGGTCAAATCCAGCCTCATCTAGCTTATAAAATGCGTGGGTGTCGTCTAGCTTGAAGGTATCATCATTATCAAAGACAATCTTTTTGCCAATTTTCTTATATTCGATAGCTGTTTTGTGATGATTAACTGAGTCACCCCTATGAAAAACTATAATATCAGACATCATTGACTCTTGAGCAATCTGACTAGCTGGCTTTAAAGCCCTACTCAAGCCCTTATGGTTGCCTAGCCAGCCGTTCTCAATCATCGGCAGAAGACAACGAACATACCAACAGCCCATATAATTTCCGCCAATAAAATAAACCTTAGACATAGCGTTTTTTTGATTTAATTTTCTTGACTTGCTTGTCCAGTCTGGTCCGTTGTTGTATCCACTCTATGTCTTCCCAGACCCACTGCTGGATATTTTTCGGCAAATTCCTCTGCTGTAATCTCCTGCCCAGTAGTCCCGTCAATGAAGCCATATTTTTTTTTAGTTATTTCAATTTTAACAGGCATATTTGCTTTCACGCCACGCTTGAGCCTATCGGCGTGAACTGAAGGCTCAAGCGGGAACAAATTAAATTATTAATTATGTTTAGGAACTCTTGGACTTAATCCACACGCCACTCGTATCTCGATTTTCGATTACGCCATACATCAAGTCAGCTACTACAAGAGTGCCGAGGTGTTGCAAGATATAATCAGTCTGTAAGCGAACCTTGTTTGGACCAGCCATACCGCTTGGGTTAGCACAAGCAAAAGCCAATGCAGACTTGTGGGCAAGCATACCGTCACGGTGACCAAGGTAAGTGCCGAGACGAGAAGTCATAATAACAGGGATACCATACAACTTGCGGACTTCACCCTTCAAGAGTGGGTCAGCACCACCAGTGTTCTGAACCAATGCGAAGCGGTCAATGGCTTGCAAGTGAGTCCAAACAACAAATGGGTGCAAGAAGAAAGCACGGTCGCTCTGTGGAACGTTGGCAGTGTCCAAGTATTGAATAGCCAAACGAATATCGGAGTCAGCAGTCACATTGGTAGAAGAACCAACAATCTGGCTGAAACCACGACAGAGCTGCAACAAAGCATCTTCTAATGTAGCTGCGACGCTGTAACCAGCATTTTGAGCATACAGAGACTGAGCCTTGTAGCTAGACTTAATCTTAGAACCAACAGCGTCTTCAATCATAAAGGCGACGTGGTTGTGAACGTTGATAGTAAGAGTAACCTTACTGTCAGTGTTATCTACCAAAACAACTTCAGTAGCAGCAGCCTTAGCAGAAGCAGCCATCTGAGTAATGTTTGGCATATAGATGACGTTTCCGCCATCTGCAACTTCGCTAGACCAGTCTTCAAAGAAAGCCGCAGCTTTCAATTCTGCTCTAAAAAAGTCATTGACTCTGTTACTCCACAAAGAAGGGATTAACATTGCTGAGTCGGTTGTATCAAAGTGGTTTGAGCCTAAAGCCATACCATTCAATTACCTCCTAAGTATAACTTGGATTACATACCAATAGACTTGCGGTGTTCTTCTTCTGTCATTCCGACAGCTTGAGTGATGTCCTTACTACCAGTTTTACCTGAATAGTTAGACGAACCTAGCTGTGCTTTTGACCGCTTTTCTTCAGCTTCTTTCTTTTCGATAAAAGCAGAGATTAGCGGAGTTTTCATTGCCTCTGACAGGGTTATGCCCTTTGCCCTAGCAACGTCATTAGCTTCGTTAATAACATCTTCAGAAACTCCCCTAGCAATCAGTATAGCCTCTTCCCTAGTTAAGCCGTTGGAGGTTTCATTAGTTTTTAAGGTTGGAGAGTCTTTTTTGGTTTCTTTAGCTGCCTTAGCGGCTTCCTCTGCCTTTTTTGCACGCTCATACAGCTTTGCGTTTGTCTCTTTGAGTTTAATGAAGTCCTCTAATGTAGGGGTGTCATCACTTTCCTCTTCACCACTTGTAGAGCTGGTGTCCTCAGTGTCCACTACTTCCTCATCGGTTGTAGTTTTCTCGTCATCTTCCATATTTTTTATAGGCTATTATGAAGCCAGATTTATGCCAATTAGAGTGTAGGCACTGCCACGGGTCTATAATCTAAGCGATTATATAAACGGTTGTGATTGTTTGCGTTCTAGCGTAATCATACGCTCAAGTCTCTTTATTGCTTTTACTATCTTATCTGATGCAATTTGTGAGGCTCTTACCTCAATGGCAATTCTTTCAGCACTTAATCCCTCTGTCTTAATGTTAAGCGGTCTATCCTTAATTTCACTAATTATAAACATCTTAGCCTCTTTCCAGTCGTCACTCTTTAAGAAATTACTTGTCATATTCTAACATATTTAACTTGATTGACTAGGATTTGCTTGTGCTAGTAGTGCGTCTGGCTTCTTTTGCTCTGGCATAGCACCGCCTTGAGCTTGCTGTAACTGTTGCATTTGCTTAGGTGTTAGCTTCCACCAACTAATGCCGTTATTCTCTAAGTATTGTCTAAACAAAGGAATATCGGTAATAGCAGGATTGGCTTGGACCATACCTAGAGCATTGAAATAAGCGTCGTTCATTGCTGATTTATCAACACTTTCATTGGTAGCCATCATCTTGAAACCCCACTTGAAGTCAAAGAACTTCTCACCAATATTAACTCTGCGACCAACAGTCTTAATTCCCTCGGCAACAGTGTTGTCAATCTCTGCGACTAGTTCTGGTGTCACCAGCTGTCCACTAAGCATAGCTTCCTTAGCCATATAGCGTTTAACAGCTTCGTCATAGACAGTAATGTCTTGGTCATCTTCAGCAATTTCAATCATTGTTTCCTTGTTCCACTTCTTAACAGTAGTAGGGAAAATATCAGCTAGTAAAATCTCGGCAATCTTCTCGCCTAAGTTCTGCTTATAGACGGTAAAGGCTGACTTAGCTGCTGAGTTAATGACTGCTACTGTTCTAAATGTAGTGTTGCTTGGGGCTTGCTCGCCCTGAATAATATCAGGTGTGAGACAAAGTTTATCAGCCTGAGCTTCAATCTGTTGTAATTCAGAAATAAACTGTTGTAGTCCTCGGTTATCAATACCAATCTGTTGGAACTCTGGGTCAGAGATAATCTGCCCGTTGATAGCCTGCTCTAAAACATTGCCGACAACATCGGTGTTAGAAGTTTTGAAAAGTAATAGGCTGGCAATTTCAGTTGCTTGAGCGTTTTGATTGACGAGTTGGTTGGCTCGTTCTTGTAGTTTGAAAAGTCTTTCCACAACACCTGTGCGTAGCCACCTGCCACGATACCTGCCAATGTGAAAATCGTAATATAGTGTCTCCTCTGTATCGTCTTCCCAAAGTATGATTTCTTTTTCACCATAGCCATAGCCGATAGTATGCTTGTAGGTAGGTTTTGCACCATCTTCTGCGTAATAACCAGAGAACTCCCAAATCTCAATATTGTCTTTGTCTTTTTCTATGTCTAATACTTCCTTAACATTATCCCAAATACCGTCTTTCTCCCAAAGCTGATTGTTAGACAGGTAGTGCAGTTCAACAATGCCGTCAGAGTCATTAATATTCCTAACTTTCTGATTGAAGCAAAGGTTATCTAATTTACATTCTTCTAGCTTGGTTATGCCGTCTTCTTTGACTTTCTTCCAGACCATTGAGCCATAGGTAGCAAGACCCTCTGAAATATCATTAATGGTCATATAAAAACCTGTCTCTCTAAACCACTCTTTAACTTTCTTTCTCAAAGCCCAAGCCTGCACAAAGTTTATCTCACCCTCCCCATAAGGTAAAAAGTCTTTAGTGTCTAGGTCAATGTTCTTAGAGAAGTGGGTAATACGGTAGTTAGAAATATTCCAAAATAGAGCGTCATCATCACGCTCAACATACTTAGAATTAATATAAAAGTTAATCCTCCTAAGTATTTCTTTTTGGTTAAATCTTAGGGTCGATGAGTTACCATTGCCAGCAACTAGGTCGATGTAGGTTTCATCACAAGCTTTAATTATTTCTTGGACTTTTTTAGAAATTTGCATATTAGATAAATCCTTTCTTGGATTGTTGGCTAAATGGGTTAGTTATTCTAGGCTTATAAGTTTCTAGAGCATATCTGATTGCGTCCATACAATGATTAAAGCTGTCTTCTGGCTCATTAGTTATTCTACCATTTTTATCTTGAATAAACAAATAGTTTCTATATTCCTTTATCAAATTAATACTCCTGCTAGTAATTGAACACCTTTGGTCTTGGATAAACTGAATACCTTGGCTAACACTTCCCTGTCCTTTGTTAGCTCCGATAACATTTACTCCATAGAGTTTAAGCTCATCAATGCTCTTAGGCTCTGAACTATCAGCTATAACTAAAGCCTTTGGTTGATTGTTTAAAATATCGGCTATCTGTTTATTACTTAATCCCTTCTGGTAACAAACTTCGTCAAAGATAAATCCGCCATTGTATTTATAAACAGCTACGATTGCAGTAGGGTCGTTAGTGTAACCGAAGTCTAGTCCGTATCTTTCTAACTTAGCTTCGTGTGGTATCTCGTTGATATATTCCCAATCCTTATAGACCTTACGCTCTTGATTGCTTGGCTCGCCTAACCACTTATGCTTATAGAGACTTGGTCGCTTCTCTTTGTCGTCTTCAATTTCTTTTAAAATAACATCGGGCATCATCTTATACTTGATAGCAATGTCGTAATTAACATTGAGAAGCAAAGTATTTGGTCTGCCTTGTATTACTAATCTAGTGTGAACTGGGTCATCTTCTAGTAGGCGGTTATATGTGTAGATGATTTGTGAGCCATCTTTTCTTACTGTCGGCGTTAGAACTTCTAAGCTCTTTTCTGAAACTGTCTGGGCTTCTTCTACCCAAGCTATATCTATGCCCTCAATAGATTTAATAGACTGCTCGTTATTCCACAATCCTTTGAAAATGAAGTCTGAACCATTTACAGAGTTGATGATTGAGTTCTGGGTAGCTTTAAAATCTGTAAGGTTAAATTCCTTAATTAAGTCTAGTAATAATTGATAGGAGCTTTCAGCTATTGATGATTGAAATTCTCTGAAGCAAGCCACTCTTGTCTTTGCCTGTCTAGCTCTTACAAGTAAAAGCCTAGCTACTGTATGGGATTTTAAAGAAAAACGACCTCCGTAGATAGCCGCTTCTCTCCAATCTCTATCAAATAACCTCTGATACTCCCTCGGTATTGTTATTGTTTTGAGTTGAGTCATCTATAAATTTAACTAATACTGGTTGCAAGTCCTTTCCGTCTGCCCCTGTTAGCTCATTACGCTTAGAATAATTCTTCTTATCTAGGGTTTCAGCTACGAACTTACTCATATCACTAACAGTCTTAACGAAGTCTTTATCGTTAGTATCTAGCTGAAGAATAGCTTCTATGTTTCTATTGGCTAACATTAGCTTTCTATCTCTACGCCAGCCCTCTACTTTGTCGTAAAAATTTAAATAATTCTTTGCGTGCCAATTATAAAGAGTGTCTTCACAAATTCCGCTAAGCTCAGCCATTTCTTTTAGGTTTTTGCCCTCTAAGGCAAGCTTCTTTATTTTTAAGAAAACATCATCATCAAGAATTGTGTTGCGACCAACTTCCGACATATTAAAAGTTAATAAATTTATCTGTGAAGTCTCCTGCTTCTTTCTGGTAATTGTATTTGTCTAGTAATGGAGAAATGGATTTGTTGAAGATATTCTTAAGCTCGTCTTTAGTAGATTGCCTATCAATCTTGTTTGCTTCTGCCTTGAGTATAATGTTAGTCCTGTTATAGCACACGCCTAGCATTATACCTTTGTCATTTATATCAATCTCATTACAAAAATCAAAAGCAGTGGCACAAGTGTCCATATTAGTTAGCCAACTTCTTAGCTAAGGTAAAACCTGTAATGGCTAGTTGGTAGCCGTATGAGTCTAGGATTACTTGAACCTTTTCAGCACACTCCTTCTGCTTCGCTAGTTCTAGTTCCTGAGCTAGTTGTTCTGGTGTTTGTTCTGGGTTTTCCACAGGTGTTTCCACAGGGGTGTTAATAACTTCTTCACTAGTGACTTCTTCTAATATTTCTTTATCCATATTTTTAAAATTATCTTTTAAGCTTATTTAAATTGTCTGCCCTTTTTAATGGAGCAGACTTGACTTTGTATCGTTTGCAAGAGCAAGGCAAGTCGTCTGAAATATAACTCCCTAAGAAGCGTATAGTTCGATGAAGATATTTGCCTAATAAACTCATAGCTTGATTAAACGATACCGCTAGTTAGGTTTTTATCTCGGTAACTTGGTCGTCAGACTAGCATAGAGAATATGATACCTAATAAGCAGAAGCCTGTAATAAAGCTTGATTGAGCCTTCAATTTGGTTGGAATTCCTGAACCAAAGCCCTCCCAAACTCCGATGTAATACTAGCATTTTAATTAGTAAAAGTCAAAGGTCTTGACAATCTCCGCCCAATTTGATAAGATGGTTTGGTAATTTAACAATCTGAAAGGTGTTCAAAGAAAGTATTGTAATGGGTTTAATCGCTCATACACTGCAGGTTAGAGGCTGAACACCCCTCGCCCCAGTGTTAGAAGATTAAATTCAGCACAATACTTTTTTTATTTTATGAAGAATTGGCCATTAAAAAACTGCGTAGTGTGTGGAAATACATTTCAAGTCACAGGTTGCAACCACATAACTTGCCGAAACAAAGAGTGTATAAGGGTAAATAGAAATAATA